AAGACGGCAAACGCGGTCTTCTCAATCAACTGCGACTTGGCTTCCAACTTTTCAGTCATAGTTTGCTCACATCAATAAGTTGACCACGGAAGTCAATGATACCCTCGGCGTGTTTGCTGACTAGTTCCGGCCAGAGTGGTTTGCTGTCTTTCATCGTTATGACCGCGAACCCGCTGCGCCAGTTGACCGGACCGTCTTCAAGATAGTCAATGAACTGCGGCCCATCAATCTCAGCAAGCGTCCCAGTATCAACGCCCCATCGAGTCCCATTATAGTCCCCAAACGGTGTGACCTTGAGGCTGTGTAAATGGCCGGTGATGGTTGTGACGCCAGAATTGACGGTGTTGTTGTGGGTGGCGTGAACGCCGCCCTTGTAGCGGTGCTTGACCACTACGTTGTCTGATAGCCAGCAAGACCAGCAGGGATGCCACTTGGGGAAATGATCTTTAAGCGCAGTGCCGCCGACGCCTTCAAATTGCGGCGCGGCTTCTGACAGGCGCGATTCAAAGCGCGAGTCATGGTTACCTAGCGGCCAGATCAGTTGCGTGTGATGGCGGGCCTTCTCGCAAGCGTCTTCGATCTCTTTAAGAGCTTTTTGGCACGCTTCTAGTTCCTGCTTTACGTTTGGGACGCTGCTCCAATTTATTCTAGCGTGTCTGCTGATTGAACTGCCGTCAAAAATATCGCCGTTGGCGACTACGATGTGCGGTTTGAGTTCGTTTATCGCCCATAACAATCCCTTGAAGGCGGTTGTCCTAATCCCAGGCCAGAAGTGCGCGTCAGAAAAAATGATGGCGATGCCATCAGTCAGGCCAGCTTCGTGTCTGGCTTTCTGAATGTGGATTGGTTTGCCTGTTGATAAGTTGAGGTTCAACTTATTTTCTAATCTGCGCCGCCGAGTGTGGACGCGACGTTCAGAAAGGCCGGTTGCCTTAGCTACTTTTAGTGGTGATTTGTGCTCGTCCCATAATCGCAAAAACTCTTCGTCTGTGATTTTCATTTTCATGATTCTTCATCCCTTTAGAAGAACCACAGCAAATACCACAGTTTTGTTGCGGTTGGGTGACCCCCCGAGGTCATCGGGGGGCCAGATCATTACTCGTCGGTCTGTTCGTCAAACTCTTCGGCTTCCTCTTCCTCTTCCTCTTCTTCTTCAGCATGGGCTTGGAAGAGAGCGTCGGCGGTCGAAGAGAAAAGCGAAGACAGGGTGAACTCGTTGATGTTCGATGCTTTGGCAACGAGGAACGCCACCGAGAACAGCGCGTTCAGGGCATCAACTGGCTCAGAGTCATTGATCGCGTCAAGAATGTCGTCTTTCATGTCAGGCTCCAAAAAAAAGGAATCTTCAGTTTACGAACTGATGATGACTTTTTAATGACCTCTAGTCAGTATGGTCAGCAACAGCAGGATGATTGACCCGCAGCCGGTGACCAAAATCTGCTCTAGTCGTTTGATCCTAGCGTGGATGCCTTTGGTTTCTTTTTCAATGCCCTCGTACCTTACGGCGCAGACATCAACGTGGGCGTCAATCTTGTGATCAACTTCAGATAATGTAACCATCATGGGACCAGTTGGTTGACTATTGGAAGGCCCATTAGTGCGTTACGCAATCCGGGCGTAAGGGTATCTTGAGCTAGAAAATCGGCGCGGTTGTAGTTTGGAAGCGCGCGGCTTTGCCCCATCCGTGATAATAAATAAGCACGCGCAGCAGCAGAAGTTGCTTCCGGTACGACAGCACCAAGCGCCGCCGTTAGAGGGCCACCAGTCATCGCGCCTACCCCCGCGCCGACCATACCAGTCATGCCGCGTCCAAGCATTGTGCCGGTCCCCGGCGCGCCAAATTGCGATGGCGGCTGGTTAACACGCGGCGCTACGTTTGCAAACGCCCCGATGGTTTGAAGATCACCAGTAAGATAATCGCCGCGTTGTAGATCACGCGCTAACTTCTTAGCATCAACAGAGCCAGACCCTTCTCGCACCGCGTCTTCTACGACATGGCTGATAGCCATACGTTGTCGAGACGCCCTAAACTGCTGAAGCATTGCTTGCGCGTTAGGGTTCCCAGCGTTTGCTAGATTTCGTTCAATTTGATCTTCAAGTGCATTTGAAATTTGACGTTGCGTATGCGCCAAATCATTATTTCCATTTCTAAAATTAGCCGTTGCCTGTTGACGTAGCGTTCGGGTCGCTTGTATAGCGTCGCCAGCGTCAAACGTCCCCACCCGAAACGGCGCAATTGCTTGCGTTACGACGTCAGGGACCGCGCCGGGAAATGACCGCGCTGGTCCGGTGTACTGTTGATTGATTTGATTTAGGGTTGTTTGAAATGCGTTATCTGTAGGCATCTGCCCAAGATTCTGCAACGGCGCGTATCCAGTATTAAACTCATCAGCGCGTATGCGTTGCATGGATTCAGATGTAATCGGCTGATTTTCTGGCAAACCAACAGCGCGGCGCGCTAGTCTGTCAGTGGTTTGCTGATTAGATGATGACGCCGCCTGTTCAAGGCGCGTCTTGCCACCAATACGTTCAAGCAACACGTTTTGGCTTGACGGAGAAATACTTCCGGGGCTGACAACAAAACCTTCTTGTTGCGCTTGCCGAATAGTCGCGTCCCGAACCGCGTTTTGTTGCTGTGCGGCTTGTAAAGCCGTTTGCCGTCTTTGCGCCGCTGCGGTTATGCCCGCTGGTGTAGCCATACCTGCGGCGACGCCCAACTCAGGACTGCCGGTTGTTTCAGCAACGGTTTGACCAGCGGCCCCACCGAGCATATTTTTAAGAACTACAGAACCTAATTCGGGCAACGTACGGGTTGGAGTCATTAACCCACCCGTACCGGCTTGAACAATAGAACTAAGCACACGCTGTTCTGGCGTTCTGTTTTGTTCTGCCTTAATCAACCCAAGTCTACGCAACGCATTTGTCGCGTAGTCTGGCGTTGTGATGCTGCTTGGTTCTGGCGCAAGATCACGCCGCCCCGCTAAAGTAGCGAGCGTTCCAAACCCCATTTTGCCCAGATTTATAATGTTGTACGGCGCGTTCAGCAACAAGTCTGCTGTGCCGCCCAACATTTCATACGGCGCACTTTCAATAACCCGCATAGTCTCCGGCGCTACGGGCGCGCGCGGCGTAAATCTTGGCGTCGTATCAGGCGCAGATGTGGGGGCGTACTGCGAGAACGGGTTTTGTTGCGGCGCGTATTGGGCGAACGGATTATCAGCCATTTATTTCCCCCCGCCTAAAACCCTAGCCGCTGCGCCAGCACCAAAAATTTCGTCAAATTGTTTAGCGTTACCTTTACCGGATTTTAACGCCGCAATTGCAGCGTCGGGTATATTGCTAGGTGCGGAGGATGCAGCAGGCGCGGCGGCAGGACGACCCGCGCGATATTCATAGGTCAGATCGTACTTATCGCGGAGAATTTGCTTAGAATTTCTAAGTTGCATAACTGCGTCGTCGAGCGCTTTTTGAATGCTTGGCGCATCTTGAACTCGATCAATCGCAGCAAATGAAGCGTCAAGTTTACGACCTTCTTCGTTTGACACCCCGCCCAACGCGCTGCCCGTTTTGGATTGATTTTTAAGATCTTGAATGGCTTGGAAGCCACCTTTAGCTTTAATTTTGTCGTACAGCGCTTTAGCTTCTCTACCTTCAGAAGTTATACCACCGATTCGGCCAGCCAAAATTCCAGATATTTGAGACAACCCAGGGTGATTCCTAAGTTCCTCCATATCTTTTATAAAACTATTGCTTTGTTGGTCAAATGATCTTAATGTAGCCGTTGCAGCCGGATAATCAGCTTCCCGTTTCTGCATTTCTTTAGCAGTAACCCCTGTGAACTCAGACGCGGGAGTTTGACCCGCAGCTTCTGAACGCGGCACAAATTTTACATTTCCAGATTTATCTACAATTTTCTCCATTGGCGGCGCTTCTGGCGGCAAGCCGCGCGCGATTACTTCACCTTTTGCGTTAACTAACGTCCCGCCTCGGCCTAACTCCGTCGGCGCGCGTTCGGCGGCTGGCAATGTAATCGGTGCTTGACCTGGAACATAAACTGTTTGGCCGGGGCTAAACACTTGAGGTTTACGCAGTTCAGCAATCTGGCGAGATAGTTCGGAAACCATTGGCATAATTCGCGGGTCTTGCGCGGCAAGCATTGACAAACCATTGCGTTTACGCTCTAGTTCTGCAATTTGCCCAAGTACATTCTCACCAAAATTGGTTGGCAAACCCGATGTTCCAAGAAGCGCGTTTGTAGGCGCTGGTGCTGGTGGTTGCTCCGGCAAGTTGGAACGCATTTTAACGCCAGTACCACCTGCAGTTAAATTTTCTACAGACAATGACGGGCGTTGGATAGGCGCGGTGGTGGTGGTGTCTAGGGGCGTGGGTTGAGCGGGCGGCGCCGCTTCGCCGCCGCCCATAGCCGCCAAAAAGTTTTTCTGAAATTGCTGTTTTTCTTTGATTTTGTATCCAAGATCCACATAATGTTGGATCCCAGACTTAATCATTTCGTCAGCGGCAACATCAAGATCGGCTGGCCCACCTGCTTTTGTAATCGCCGCTCGCATATTATCTAGCGCAGTCGAATCGCGTTGCAATTGCGCCAACTGTTGTTCATGCAATTGTCGCGAGATGCGCCCAGACTTGATCTGCTCAAGCGCGGCCACATCCTGCAAAGGATCTGGCATATTGAACTTGGGCGCTTGGTAAGCGTTGACGATTGACGGGTCAAGAGCTCGAAGTGCCATGATTACCGAATCCAATAAGGCGTTGCAGATTCAATTGGCGCTGCGCTTCCACCACCACCGTACATTCCTGCAAGTGCATTTGTGCGCTGCCCGTACTGATACATTTGACCAGCTTGACCAAGCGCACTAGATAGCGCGTTTGATTGACCAAGATAACCAGAGGCGCGGGCGGTTCCTATATCTTGCAAATTTTGACCCGTTTGAGCGCCAAACTGTTGCGCTGCATTAGTCAACGCTCCAGTTGCAGTCTGACCAACACCGGCCAACGATTGCAGCGGGTTAAGTTGAGCATTTCTTTCAGTTTGGTAACGGTTAAAAGCGTTTGTATATTCTTGCGATGCAAGATCTTGACCGTAACGCTGCGCCCCTTTAAGCGTAGCGCCAGACAACAACCCGCCACGCGCTGCTGCCGTGCGGTCAAGTGCTTTCATTCCTTCCGACAGTCGAAAAGCGTAGCCAGGATCGGCTTGGAATTGATCCATGCCAAACTTGGTATAGTCAGATAATGGGATTAGTTTGTTAAGCGCACCAATACCGGCTTGACGAAACGGTTCTTGCAACTCAAGTTGCTTGTTGAACATCCGTTCTTGAGCATCTTGCGCCGATTGAGTGGCTTGCGCTTGTGTGTCGGCGGCTTCGCTGGCCGAATTTGCTCCAAGCAACCCACCTGCGAAAATCGCGGCTGGCAACATCCAAGGCATTTCAATACTCCTTTTTCAAAATTTGCATTATGTTTACAAATTCTGTCATGTTTGCTGGTTGAATCAGCGTGTCGTCAATTTCGTTTTCGTCCGTGCAATCTGTAGCGTGAATGCAGTACCAAACAGCGTCAGTCAAAGTTTTAACGCCGTGATGCTTGTTGGCTTCAATTGTAAAACACGCGGGCGCGTTTATAACCGATGTTTTTCCATCCACCACAACTTCTACAGACCCACTAGCCAAGATGGATAGATGGTCATGTTTATGGGAATGCTGAACCAAAACATGACCAGCGGGTATGCGCGACTCTTTGGCGTAGACCCCAGAACTGAAATAATGTTCAATCAAGTAACTTCCCGCCCAGAAACCCGGATATTGATCGCGCTGGCCGTACCTGCAATTGTACTGATAAAGTCGCCAACCCCTAGAACTTGCCCGATCAACTCTGGGAACGTGTAGACTTCAGACGCGGCAAGCGTCTTGGTCTTGGTAATCAAGTTGGTGTTTCCGGCAGAACCAGCCACTGTAACCAAGTTGACGGAAATTGTAGCAGCCGAACCGCTGATGTTGGTTGCCGTAAACTTGTCAATGATCGCCGTAACACCAGTCGCGGTGTACTGCGTCGTTTGCGTATTTTCGGCAAACTTTGCCGGAACTAAAACTTTAACTGTGACGGCCATGTAAAAATCCTTTATTCAAGCATGAGGTAACTGCGGGAATCTTGATTCCACTTGCCTGTAGCGCCGTTGTATATCAGCTTGTCACCATCCGACGGATTCATCGCGGTTACATCTGCTAATTGAGCAAGCATAGCGGTTATTTGTGCGGGCAACAATGTAAGCGCATCAATTTGCTTTTGCAGTTCTGCAATTTGCGACAGCAAAGCTATTGGCGATTGTTGAGTATCTACGTTCTGCGTTAACTCTTGCAACGCGGCGTCGTAAGATGCGGTCAACGATACTGCGTCTGGCCCAACGGAAGAGTTGTCATAGACTTGAACTGCCGCGTTGTTAAGAGACAAAAAAAATAAATACCAAGCGCGATCAATAAACCCCGTACGGGAATCAACCAGCGGTACTCGCGGTGGGGTGATCGGCGTAATATTAGGCATTTGTGCCGCTTAATATCAGCTCTGCGCCCATAATCACCGTCTTGACCGGATCGGTTCCAGAAACTTCGTAAACCCGATCGCGCAATTTTAAAGTCATCCCCAAGCGCCGCCAAAACACTCGATGGTAATAAGCACCAATCTTGCCAACTGGAGACCAGTGCTCGTTTGACCAAGTGTGGCCCGCGTCATCCGACCAGCGCAGCATGATTTGCGGGTCAACACCTTGTGTGCCAGTTGCTTTTTGATTAGTGATTAAAAAATTACCATCGTTGGTAGCTAAATCATAAAAATTTTGAGTTTGAAGATAAATGTCTTCGTTTGGGGAAAGCCCATTTAGACCAACGCCAGTTTCGCAATCAAGTTGCAAAGTGTGATGAGCGGTGCGCTTGAGGTTGTTTTGTCCGGTAGGAAGCGCCCGCCAAGAGCGCAGCCACTTTTGAATGCTGCCGTTGTCGGCGTAAACATCTAAATCAAAAGCGTACAGATTGCCGTTTTCAAAGTCACCAACAACAATCTGATTGTTAAACGCCATCTGGCAGTTGCTGCGGTGGCGCGTAAATGCGCCATTCACCCAACCAGCCCGCTCGTGCCATGCTCCCGTAGCCGCGTCATACACC